GGCTCGAGCGGCCCCACGCGCGCCTCGATCGCGGCCTGGGCTGCGTTGCACATCTCCTCGAGAACGTCGTGCTTGTCGGAGCTCTCGATGCGCAGGTATGCCGCAGCATCAGGCGCGGAAAGGACGGACACGGTCTAGTCCTTGCGCGTCTCGGTGCGCTTAGCCGGCGCTGGGCGCTTCTCGGCCTTGGGTCGCTCGGCAACTACCTCGGCAGCACCGGTCGAGCACAGGTCCACGCCCTCGCCGTCGCCCACCTCGATCTCTTCGCCGATCGGCGGCCACGGCTCCCCGTTGCGGGTGCCGGTGATCTGGACCAGCATGCGAACCTTCATGACTCCTCCTTCGTGAAACGAGCCGGGCCTCGCGGGTGGCGAGGCCCGGCTCAGGGTCGGATCAGGTCGCGGAGTGGACGAACGCCTTCATGGCGTTGGCGTCGACCGAGACCGCACCGGTGCGCACGACCGCACGGAAGGCGGCCATGTCGCTGTCGAACTTGAAGTCGTCCGAGCGCTGGAAGCGGATGCCGCCGGCGATACGGACCTTCAGGGACGAGAGGTCACCGAAGAGGACCGACTTCGCGCTGGCGGCCGGGGACGCCACGTTGTAGTCGATCGTGACCGGCTTGCCCTCGATGGTGTCCGGGGCACCGGCCACGGTCGCGGGCTTGTAGACGTACTCACCGGTCGAGGTCTTGATCGACCGGACGAGCGCGGCACCGGTGTCGGAGAGGACCCAGCCACAGGTGGACCGGTTCCGGTACGGCGCGATGACCGAGTAGAACAGGTTGATGAGCAGGTCGTAGCCCATGCCCACGGTGGCCTGGTTGCCGAACGTGGTCGTGGTGCCGGTCGGGCCGGTCACGCCAGCCGAGGAGGCCGCGATGAGGGCGGTCATGGCGACGCCGCCGATCTGGTTGCCCAGGTCTCGGCCGGCGGCCTGCGCGAGGTAGCCCTCGAGGTCGTAGGTCGCGTCGTCGAGGAGCTCGTGCGAGACGTAGGACAGCGACTTCTTCGACGACACGGACAGCGTGACGGTCGAGAGGGTCGGGTCCGCCGGGGTGATCGCGGCGTTCTCAGCCACGGTCGAGGCGCTCACGTGCGCGGTCGCCCGCGGGTAGGGGATCGGGTTGCCGTCCGAGGTCGTGACGATCTCGACGCCGGCGCCGAGGATCGCGGACTCCTGGATGGCGTACTGCCACAACTGCGAGGTGACCGACTGGTTGCCGGTCGCGCCGGTGCTGGTGGCCAGCGAGCGGACCTCGGACTCGGCCATGCGCACGTCGGTGCGGCCGAACGGCATGTCCAGGAAGTCGCCGAAGCGCGCCTCCTTGGCCCACTCCTTCAGGCCGGAACGCTCGCCCTCGGAGTCGTTGCCGGCGGACTGCTTGCCGTTCGGCTTGGTGAAGGCGGCCTCGAACTCCTTGGCCTTCTTCTCGCCCGCGACGAACGCGGTGATGCGCTTGTCGAGGTCGTCCAGCTCGGCGTTCATGGCGTCGATCTGGCCCTGCTCCTCGGCAGTGGCGTTGCGCTTCTCCTCGACGGCGCGCTCGGCGACCGCCTTCATCTGCTCCCAGACGTTGTTGCGCCGGTCGGTCAGGCGCTGAGCGATGTCGCTCATGATGGTCCCCTTTCAAGGGATCGGCGAAGTGGTGGTGATGCGTGCGCACGAGGGGCCTCGCCGGTCCGTGCTGGGGGTGATGCAGGTGGTGCGTGACGCTGGTACGCCGAGGGCCTAGCCGGTCGGCGGTGCGTCGGGGTGTTCGGCTCAGGCGCTACGGCGCTTGTTGGCCACCAGGGCGAGCAGCTCGGGGCCGCTCAGGGTGGTGGTCTTCGGAGCCGATCCGCCGTCGGTGCGGCGGAAGAACTTGTGCAGGGTGTGCTCGCTCGCGGCAGCCAGCACGTCGGCGGGGTCGGCCGAGATGTGGGCAGCCAGGCTGCGGAACGCGGTCTCCTGCGAGCGGGCGCCGACAGTGGCGTCCGGGTAGGCAGGGGTGTTCACCGCGGAGACGTCGAAGAGCTGGACGTTGTGCAGCGTGCGGCGCACCTGGCCCTTGTCGTCCATCTCCCACTCGTCGCCGTCGTCACCGACGACACGGAAGGCGAAGGACGACTTGGAGACGTCGCCGCGCTGGACGAGCTCGTGCAGGTCCGCACGGGCGCTGGGCAGGTCGACCTCGTAGATCAGGCCGTGCTCATCGGTGTCGATGCGCAGGGTCCGGGCTGCGGTCGTACCGAGCAGCATGTTCTGGTCGTGGTTGTAGAGAGCGACCACGCCGGGGAATCCGCGGCCACGAGACTGGTTGAAGGCAGACTCGCCGACCACCTCGTAGAAGCCGCCCAGATCGTCACTGCGCTTGTTGAAGACCGACGCGTAACCGCCGATCGTCCTACTCTCGTTGGCCTCGCTGCGAAGTCGGCACTCGACCCGCAGCTCCGTGAAGCGCCGCTCCATGTTGCTCATTCGATTTCTCCTTCGGGTGCCGAGTCGGTCGGCTCTGCCGGCGGTGCCGGGGGTCCACTGATCGCCTCGCGGATCTGGCGAACCAGCTCCACCAGGCCCGGGTTCTGCAGCAGCGACGGGGCGCCGCGTGCCAGGTCGAGAGCCATCGACACCTCGGTGGACAGTTCGTCCGGGGTGGCGAAGTCGCCGCCAGGGATCGGCTCCTGGTCCTCTTGGGCGCGGATCTCATTGAGCGATGCGGCCTTCATCTCGACGCGGGTCTTGTTGACTTCCCACCGCGTCTTGAGGTCGGCACGGATCTTGGCGTCGACGTTGAACTTGATGAACTGCCGCTGGGGCAAGCGGGCCGCGAAAGCGCGCTCGGTGCGGATCAGGTAGGGCTGCATGTTGTGCGCCCGCTTGATCTGGCGAGACTCATCGGTCGAGTAGGTCAGCGACCCCGGGGGCTCGCCGCCGACCTCGGTCGGGTCGATGCCGTAGACCGAGGCCACCTGGTTGGCCGTCATGTTCAGCGTCTTGACGAACTCGGTCTGGTTCGGCGGGATCGAGATCATGGTCAGGTCCCAGTCGGAGCCCGTGACGAACGGCTTGCCGGACGCGAACGACTTCACCGCGCGGGACTGCACCGCGGTGGACGCCTCTGAATCCAGGACCAGGCGGTTGTTCTTCAGGTGGGCAGGCGGGGTGCCACCGCCGCGCTTAAGGTCGGCGTACTCCTGGGCGGACAGGCCGGCGTTGACCGAGGCTGCGTAGGCCTCCAGCGGCGAGAGCCCCAGCGTGCGGCCCGGGACGCTGATCCACGGCACGTGCAGCAGGTCGCGGGCGGGGTTGTCGACCCTCTGCCCGCCGATGCGCCAGATCGGCGTGCGGAAGTTGCTGTCGTCGACAGACACGTGGTCCATCGGCACCCACTCGACATTCGTCACCGATCGGTCCGCGCCGTCGCGCGCCAGGACGATGCCGACGGCCGAGCCACGCGTGACCAGCGAGTAGAAGTACTTGGTGAGCCAGGTCTCCAGCTCGCCAGCCTCGTCCAGATTCCTGAACAGAACCGGGGCCGTACCCATCTGGATCCGCGAGGTCCCAGACTTCCGGAAGTAATCCACGGGTGTGGTCGCGCAGTAGTCGACGATGTGCCGGATCGCTGCGAAGACCGGGGCCAGCGCGAGGGCTCGAGACTCCGTGACCGTCGTCGGCCTGCCGTCGCCGATGGGATACCAGCCGTCGGTGGTCAGGTCGCGGGTCTCCGACTCGGGCTTCCCGAAGAAGAGACTCACGAGCGCCTCCAGGACATCAGCAGCGACGCGGCGCCGACCACGATCAGACAGGCCGGCGGCCACGGCGATGCGTAGGCAGCGAGGGCCAGGCAGAGAACCCCGAGGACGTCGAGGAAGTCGGTCAGCTTCACAACACACTTCCCATCACGTCGTATGACGCGCCGCCGTCAGAGACAGCCAGCGCAAGGGCAACCGCCTCCAGGGCGGAAATGTCGCCGATCTTCCGGGCGAAGGCGCGGCGATCACCGACGGTTCTCCAGCCGGCCGCGGCAACAGCGGCGTTCAGTTCGGCATAGTCGCCGTGCTCGACGGTCTTGCTCGCTATCGCGTCAGTCAGGTCAGCGCTCGCCTGAATGAAGTCGTCCAGGCCGTACTCGGTCAGCCACACGTTGGCCGCCTCAAGATCGGGGATCAAGAACCCTGCCGGCCCTTTCTTGTCGATCGCGACCGGGCATCCGTGCTGCTGCTGAATCCGAGCGACCTCGGCGACGAAGTGTGCGCGGTCCGAGATGCGGACTCGGTTCAGGCTGCCGAGATGAGGGCGATCGGATTCCAGCACTGCGCCGAGGGACAGCCAAGTCGCATCAGGGTCACAGGCAATACCCAGGCCGACCGGCGTTGCGGGCTCGGGCGTCTCGGCGACGATCGCCGGCCACTCCGGGAAGATCGCACCCGCGGTGGAGTCGCCCCACCAGCCCATCCGCTCGGCGGCGAACCTCTCCGGGCTCATCAGGCCGCGCTCGCGGTTGACCTCGGCGATGGAGAGCAGGCCTGCCTCCATGGACGGGTTGTGCTCGGCGATCGCCTCGTTGTTGTCGATGTCCGGCAGCGGGCCATCAGCGGCACCGAAGTCGGACCATGCCAGCCGCGCATCCCTCTTGGACTCGCCGTCAGACCGGACGCGCCTCCAAGGCTGCCCACGGTCCGGCTTCATGGGGTCGGGAGGCGTGCCTGTGAGGATCACCTGAGGGTTGCCGAGCGGCGAGGCGGAGATCGTCGGCAGCAACGCCGCTAACTCTTCGTCGGTGATGTCTTGCGCCTCGTCGCACACCAGCACGTCCACCGTGAAGCCACGGCCAGAACCTCGCGAGCGGGCGATGAACTCGACGCCGCCGCCGTTCTCCAGCAGCACGGCCTCTTGGCCGTTGGTCTTGCGGATCTCCTTGACCAGCGCAGCGAGCTCGGGGTACTCCCGTGGATTCTCGAAGAACGAACAGATCCTCAGGAATGCCTTGCGGGCCGTCTTGACCTCGTGCGCGGTGTGGAGGAAGCGCTCGCCTAGAACGGCCATGCCATAGAGCTCGCGCATCTCGATGACAGCGTTCTTGCCGTTCTGTCGAGGCACCGCTAGGCCACACGTCGCCGAGGCCCAGCGTCCATCGCGGCGCCGGCCGAACCACGCCTCCAGGACATCCTCCTGCCAGGAGAACGGTCTGAGGCCGTATCCGGCGGAGAGGGCGATCGCGTCGTCGGCGTCAGAGTCGACGGCGCGAGGGACCAGGCGAACTCTTGGCAGCCCGGCGCGTGGAGACTTCATCGAGCACCGTCCCCTTCGTCGCAGGCTGGTCCGCCTCAAGCGCCTCGATCTGGACGAGTGCGTCCATGAGGCGTTGCGAGAGCGTGGCCTTGTCGCGCAAGGACTCGCACGCGTCGATGTCCGCGGCGATCGAGTCACGCAGCACGCGGAGCGTCTCCAGGCGATTGCCCTGCTCGGCGGTAGAGCGAAGCGTCATCAGGAATGCCCACCTTCCGCCGATAGATGGTCCGCGCCTGGCATCCCTGCGAACAGAACTCCGAGCGGCGCTGATGGACGGCTCCGCATGGGCAGATGCAGAAGAGCGGCGCCGGGTCATCCCAACTGAGCAGCACCACACGTTGCTTGGGTGCGGGCGGGCTCATCCATGGCATGAGCGAGAATGATCTGCTCGGCCGTCGTCGGTGTCGCCACTCGGCGACCGTCCGGCCGCCCTTGCTTCCATTGCAGCTCCGGCAGCAGGGCACGAGGTTGCCCTCATAGTTCGTGCCGCCACGGACCAGCGGCACGACGTGGTCAATGGTGTCGGCCAAGTCGGGACAGTAGGCACATGGACGACCGGCCTTCCGCCAGGCCTCGAGTAATCCAGAACGGGCCGAGCGGCTCAGTCCGGGTGCTGCCGCCTCGCGGTCGCGCCTGCGGGTGCGGCGATCATCGTCGGAGCGGAAGCGGGGAAGTCGGGGGATCTTGTCGGAACATGTCCTGCAGCGCTGCCCGTAGCTCGGCTGGCCGCAGTCGGCACATGGCGACTTCTTGCCTCCATGTGCCGGCACGGCGCGCCTGCACTCTTGGCAGCGCGCCTGGCCCTGCGGTAGAGAACCAGGGCCGCGGAACATTCTCCTGCCGCAGTCCGCGCACCAGAAGTTGTGACGCGGCTCGTATTTCCTCATGTGGCCGTCCCTAGGAATGCGGAAGACCCGCACCTAGGGATGCGGGTCTTCCTGGCCCTCGGGGATCAGCCGAGGGTTGATCTCGATGTGGCATGGCGGCTCGGGGGGATATGAGCGGCGC